GAACGCTTTCAAAACGCGCAACATAACGAGCCAAAGCCAAAGCCGTCATGGTTTCGTGGTGTGATCCAAGGTGCTTTAAATGACGATGATTCATAATTAAGCTATCCCCAATATTTTATTTCGCAGCAGCTCTGCCCCTTCTTCGGTCAGTCCTGCTGCCTTGGCCTCTTGTTGAACGGTATTGGCTGCCTCTTCGGCAAACAGCTTGCGGATCTCTTTCTCACGTTTGTGGCTGGCCATGGCGGCTGACTCCAAGCGCTGCACCGCCAGCATGGCATCTTTAATCATGCCGACGTCTGCTGCTTCGCCGGTTTCCGATTCGTTTAACAGGGCTTTAAACAGCTGTGAACGGGCCATTTCAAGAATGAGTTTGGTGACTTCGCCCGTGGGTTTGTCACCAAGTTCAGCTGTCCACACCTTGGTTATTTCGCGCATTTCACGCAGAGACTTACCCACTGACTCCATTTTGCTGGCATAACGGTTTAGCCCTGCGCGGCTCAGTTGCTTGTCTTCCGGCAAACCAGCCGCTTTAATCAGGTTGTTGATTTCATCAAGCAGCTCCAGTTGTGTAATGGAGCCATCGCGCAAGCCGGCATCAAGGCGCTTGCGGATATTGGCTGGCAGCAAGTCCACTTTGGAGCGGCGGCCTCGGGTGTCATTTGCCATTGTCGCCCCCCGATTTCGGTTTAAACGCTACTGAAAGTTCTTCGTATGCCTGTTGAATGGCCTTTTGAAATGCGCGCTCTGCTTGACCAACTTCCGGCATTGTTTTGAAAAAGTGACGACGAAATTCACCGTCTGAGAACTTTTTACCCTCTTTCTCAACAGCAGGCTTTAACACTTCGGCTTCAAGATTGGCTACCGCCATAGACAGAGCCAAGTGATGGAGTAACCTCTTTTGCGAGGCGTTCAATGGTTTCAGTGCCATATCAGTCTCCTGCCCGAGGGCGTTTGATGCCTGGCACTGTCGCGCGACCTCTGGCCACGTCTTCACCACGCGCGGTGAGCGTGGCAGTCATGGTTTTACCAATATTGTTGATAGTGACCAGCCCTTGCTCATGGAGCCAGCTCAGTTGTGTACGCAGCGCATCACGACTGATATCAAGGCCATAAGCATCGAGGCCATCCTGGATAACTGACTCATTCAGGTCAAAGCCAGGTACTTCGGCCAGCAGGCGCAGGATCACCAAACGTTGGTGCCCTGACATAATTTCCGATAACGCCATTTATCCTCCTCTGCGTTCCTGGCTGATTTCGTTTTCAATCAACATATCCACGTTGGTACGGATATGATTGATACCTTGCTCCATGGCACCAAAGCGCGCGCCAAGCCCGATCAGGGTTTTATCCAGTTGATGCAGCTCTTCACGAGTAGGCATGGCCTCCATGTGCTGTTCCACTTTGGTTAGTCGCTTTTCGTGGGCATTAACCCGTTGCACCAGCTTCTGGTGGTCGGTCATAGGCACAAACTTGCGATACAGCCACGCCAGCACCAATGTACCAATCAGCGAGCCGACAGCTGCCACGATGGGCCATACTTTAAACAGCACATCAAGCACGATGGCCTCCTGTCATCATTTGATAGCGTTTCTCCTGATCTTGCTGACAACTGATACAGCGCACAGCATAGGGCGCCACGGATAAGCGCTCCGGCTCTACCGGTTCCAAGCAGTCCAGGCAAATTCCCGTCCCCATAGATGCCGAGCGAGTGGCATTGACCACGTTGGCAATCGCGTTTTCCCTGTCCTGATTTTCTTTGTCACTGGCGTGGTCAAATACGTCCATCATTCATCCTTTTGTAACGCTTGTTGTTTCTGTTGATGCCATGCCTTAACTGCGGCGTTATCCAGGTTGCAGCGGCCAAGGTCGCCATATAGTGAGATCACCAGTTGCAGTACCTGTGGGTTACTCATACAGCTTGCTGGCGTGGGCTGTTGATGCAGGCACTTTGCCACCGCTGGCGGTAGTGCTGTTATCTGACACCACGGCAGCAACGCTTCCGACATCAGTACATAATGGGTCTTGGTTACCGGCACATAACGCACTGGTGGCGGCGCGCTGGAGCAACTGCACAGCATCGACAGGCACATAATCAGTGCGCCAATTTTGAGTGTGTTCATCTGTGGCCTCCGCCAACTGCTGATCAAGTTGAGTGTTCAATGCAGAAAGTGCTGTGGTCAGCGTCAGCTTTTCCTGGTTGGTTTTCTTCAATTGGGTTACCAGACGATTGTTATCCTGCAGCAACAATGTGTTTTCTCTGGTCAAATCGATAATGGCAGCCTTATTCCTGACTGCATCGGTGCTGGCCACTTGGAAGGCGGCATCGGCAGAGGTCAGTGCCTGCTGGGCCTGCTCGTATCGGTAATTGAGCACCAGTAGCGTTAACAGCAGGTACAAGATGATGACGCCCGCCAAGCCGCCACCAATAAGCAATGCATAGCGCTTTACTGTATCCATGATAATGCTCTTCTATCTGTTGCAGGTGGAAACACTGAGGCAGGTAATTCACTGATACACATGGCATGTTCTTCATTGCGGCGTGTGACCAGCCCCGGCCATTTGATGTCATAGCTATACACCCAACCATGACAGCCGTACCGGCCACAGGCCTTAATGAGTTCATCACAGGCACCCAATGCGTCACCTGCCAGTAGTTTTTTACGCAGGGTGGAGCCAGCAAAAGCGCCCTGACCGACATTGAAAATGAAAGAGAGATAGGCGGCATGCTCACCATTAGTGAGTTTGACTGGATTGGTTAAACGCAGCAGCGCATCGTCAGCGGCTTTTATATCTCGGGCGAAAAGCTGATCACACTCGGCCCGGGTGTAAACCTTATTCTGAATAATGTCGCTGCCGGTGTGGCCCCGGCAGACGGTCAGTTTTTGCGCCACATCATAGTAAGCGGTGGCACTGTAGCCCTCAGTCTCAGCCACATAAACTGCGCCCGTAACAGCGCCTACACTGAGGCCAATACCTGCCAACCAGTTGCGTAATGAGTTAGCCATTCACAAACTCCGTCACTGCATCATTGAGCTTTTTCGTGGTGGCGGCTCTTTGCTCAGCTATGGCTCGAAAAATATGGTGTTGAGTAACAGCATTCCAGCCTTTATTGAAATAGCTCTGTCGTGTGGCGTGGTGACTATAAAGCGGTGGTTCTGATGGGACGTTACCCGAAAGTTCTGCGTTCAACCGTTTTTTAAATCCTGTTTTCGCACAATCGCGGTAAACCGGATTTTGAATACGGCGTTCTTGGGCATGATAAAATGGGGCAGAATTGACTGCGCTACCAGTACGGTTATGTGAAACAAAAGCCATATATGAAACCGGGACAATGAACATGCAGTCATTGTCCCGGTTTGTTAGAAATGGCCGGATTGGAAAGGTTTCGGGATTAGTTTTGATTAATGTTTTTTGCTATATACGTGATAACATTAACTAAGGCTAACCAAGTTAAGCTACATAATACAGTTACTGAAAACTGTACAATTAACAATAATGGGTCTTCCTCTTTAGGGAGTGTTGAGAGTTCACTAAGTAATAGTGCCGAAGCGATTAAGCCAAGTATCGCAATAACTGTTCCGAAGAAGCGAAAATATCCAATAGAGGCCGGTACTTCTTTTTCATTTTCCATGTTCAATCCTTAAACTAAAAAAGCCGTCTTTGTTTTCGAGCAACAAAAGCAGCCCTCTGCTCAGTAATAATCTGACTTATACGCCTTTCCGTCAAACCATATTTTCTGCTCAGTTGTTCCAGATTATTACCTTTGAACTCGCGCCAAATACGGATATCACGGAGTGCATCTTTAAGACGGTCCCCGTTGGGAATATAAATATCCCTGCCACCCAGGTAGGTGCTCAAGGTGGTGGCCAGAGCCTCGCTGATCTGCACGCTGTTGCTGATGGCATGCCCCTCCAAGGTGACGCGCATTAACTCGCACAGGCTCTGCAATGTTGATGGCCAACGCTGCATAAAGTCTAACCTTTCGTCGGTATTCAAACTGGATAAAGTCAGCAAAGCTTGCTCCAGTTCCGTGCTTTCTGCCGCGATTAGCTCTAATTGGTTATCATCGGTATCGAGTGGCATACTCAGTCTCCCTTGTCGCGTTGGCCATTATCAGGTTTACGATATTTCGCTAAAAACTCCATGTGCTGACGATTGAGCTCTGCAGCTGATACTGGCCGCTCAAAACTTTTAATCTCGATGGCAGGTTTACTATGTTGTCGCGTCACCGGTTGTACGGTTTGCACACTGCCTTCGGTTAACCCTTCCAATACTTTTTTGAGGTAGTTGTGGTTAGTAACCGGCCGCACACTTCCTCCTGTTCTGCTGACACGCAGCTTGTGTACTGTTTCCTCAAGGGCGGCGCGTAACCAGTCGCGATGACCACTCACTGCCAAGGTTTCATTGAGCAATTTCAATGCACGATTCCAACTAAGGTCGGATTTTTCCGGACGAAACAACCCAATATACGCCACCAGAACCCGAGCCAGCCCCCCATCCATGGGGGCCAGAATAGCCATAACCTCGCGGGCAGCATCATCTTGTATCAACGCATCCAAATGAATGTTGCTGTGGCAGATGGGACAACGACATAACTTCATTCACAGGCCCCCATAGGGTCTTTGACAACACAATGCCCTTCGTAAGCCGCAACAACTTGCTCATAGCTTGCTGGATTGCCATGACGGTTAACGGGTAACTGTTGACCTCGGGCAACTATGCGCTCAATAAGCTCGCGCCGATGCCAACGTTTCAAGCTTTCCAGCACTTTGTAGGCGCTCCCATTGTCAAGCCAGCGCACTGAATCAACGCCATCACCTGCTGAGCGTTTAGTCATCCGGCGCACGTAAGCATCCAGTGCCGACTCACTGGGATCCGTAACAACCAGGTGGTGGCCCATGGTGATCCACACCGCGACTATCTTGTCGATAACAGGGTGTTTGACTTGGCCACTAGGCTGGCTTAAACGGCGTTTAATGCCTTGTTTATTGGTCTTTGACGTTGGTTTGAACCCCTTGGATTTTAGCAAATGACTAATCTGCTCCAGCTCTCCCAGGGTCATCTGCCGCAGCGAGTCTTTGTGCACCGCGTCTTTGAGCATGGCACGATAAGTGTGCTCATCCAACTGCAGGGCATTTCTGCCTACGTTGATTAATTTAATCAGTTGCTTTTTACGGGCGGACACTTCTGGTGTCATGATTGTTCATCCTCATCTTCTTCTGTACTAACCAACAAGCTCCTGCGCTTGGCTTTAGGCAGTTTCGACTCTCGCCAGTTGGGCAAATAATCATCCAACCACTTTTCTGCATACTGACGACGTAGGGCAGGATCGCGACTGCTGATAGCGAGATGGCACATCACATAAGCCAGCAGTTTTTTTCCGTGTTGGGTCATGGTTTATTCCTATTAGCTGCTCATCAGTGCCAGGCCACCACGCTTGGCAGACGCCTCCCGGCGTTTCGCTTAAAGTGGCGAAGGTTTATTTCCTCCACCGGTTACCCTAAAGTAATTGCGCCAACAAACACTTAGGGGTAATAACTATGGAACCATCAAAACTCTTTGAACTTGCTGTAAACCTCACGATTGCCGACATTAACGCTGGTGTAATTGCGCCAGCAACAATGGGCCGGGATGATCAAATAGAAGATAGAATCACTCAGCATTTAGCGATGCTTCGTCGTCAATGGCAGGTCTTGCATAACGAGGATAATATCGATCGCATTTATTAATTGAGTCATATACCGTCTTACCTGCAAGGGGATGTTTACTGAGTTGCCATCCCTTTATTTCAACGCTGCTTTTTACGCCATTTGTGGATCCGCGCTGTACTCGTTCATCAGTTAATTTCATGTCACTTCCTTAGCTGCTCATCAGTGCCAGGCCACTACACCAGGCAGACCAACCGGCACGAATGCCGGTGGTTTCGCTCTATCAACTCAGCACGGGTTCACTAAGGCATTGCGCCTTAACCAACTCTAGCCCCTTCAACTTCTTAAACTGGCGGCACAGTATTGAGGCTTTAGGGAAATAGGCCTCAATCCACTCAATACGGCCATGCAGTTTTGGTATTTCTCTTCTGGCGCGGCGCTTACCATAGATTTTCTCCAATTCGGCGATTTGCTGAGGTTTGTAGATGGCCATGCTGCGGTGATACCAAACATCCCACATCACCTTGGGAGCATCGTCTGGCAGCTTATCTATGGGGTTAAACCAATTACCTTTGATGCATCCATCCACGTACACAGCCAGTACGGTAGTCGTTTCATTTTTGCGCTCACGGCGAATTGCAACCTCATGCCCTTTGTAGTGAAACGCGACATCAACCCAGCCCGATGCCAGCTCGTATTCAAGCTGTTTCCACTGCTCTTTGCTTATCGTCATCACGCAGCCCTCTTTGCCTGTTTGTTGGCTAATTCAATGCGCCGACCAAAAGTGCGGCAAAAGTTCTCCCGATGTTTTGCCCAGGCTTGGTTTTCAAATGTGTTAGCGTTCTGGCGGGCCAGATCCCAAAACTCAGCCGCGTTTTTGTAGTTGCCATGACGCTCCAGCTCTGCCGCTTTAACAGCAGGGTCCAGGTAGCGGTGATTCTCGTTAAATGCATTGGTCTTAAACATGGGCTAATTCCTCTTTAATCGATGTTGAAATGCGGGTCATAACTTGGCGATATCGAGCGATATCTGCTTGTAGGCACCGTCATCCTGCCGCTTGTATACCCGCAAGTAGGGAGTGGTACCCGCCACTTTGATGGAATCGGCAATGGCATCCATTGCCTCGCGCCAGTCGTTGTCTGTAATGTTCAACGCCCGCAGGCTGAGAACTTGGTTGACATCGATATGGCCTTGTTTATTGACCCGGAAAGCGAGATCAACCAGCGCCTTTATTTCGTCGCTGGATCCCTCTGACCAACGCATGATGCAAGCATCAATTTTTGATTTGGCTGCCTGTATCCGTTCATCAAAAATACGATGCTCGCCAATACTCAATTGCACCTTGGTACTCCCGTCGTACGACATCAGGGTAACGTTGCCTTTGGCACCGCCATATCTGACGCCGTACTCGGCGGCGCTGAGATCTACAAAGTCGGCAACCTGTGCCATGGCATCCGATTTGTAGCCAGCCAGGGTTAGTTGCAGTGCCTGCGCACGCTTGGCGATACTCAGAACCAGTTCGTCGCGGATCTTGTCAATCTCGGCCACCTGGCTCTCCGGTACCATGTGGCCCATTGTGTTCTGCCGATATCCGGCAGGGATCGTAATGGTTTGATTCATATTCAGGTCATCCCTCAATTAATGCGTTTTTCTCGATGCTTCATACTGGGCCAGCGCTTCAGACAGGGACTGCCCTTGTACAACCTCGGTATTAACCACCTGACGTCCACCCGCGCGTTCTACAATGGTTTTAGTGATTTCAGGTAAAATTGACTTCATGCTCTTGGCCAGCGTTGCAATAACGGCATCTGACAAACTGAGCTTATCTTCTGCGGCAATTTCCGTTTTCATGCCAACTTCAAACACACCGACATTGCCTGCATCTGCGTCGTTAATTTCTATAATGAGTTTTGCCATGGGTTCTACTCCTCGTTCCAGCGCACAGTGACGCCATGAAATTGCACCGCACTACTGCGGCGGCGAATACCTTTAACGTTTTCGATAATGTCTACCGCCATCGCTTCAAACTCTTTGGTTGGGCGGTCAATGTGGATCACTTTGCATTTACGACTCAGTACCTTCATGCCACGCAGGCGTAGGGCGGTAACGATGTCAAAAACAGGCCGTTGGTGTTTCATTGCACATCTCCTTCCAGTTCACGAAACGCTTGTTTAATCAGAGCTTCATCAATGGCTTTGCCCACGCCGTTTGCCATGGTGGCAGCGAGGCGCAGCACTTGGTTGAGGTTACGGAGTGCCCCAGGGCGCTCTGCAATTTTTTGCAGTAAGTTACGAGCGGGTTGGTTACTGATCTGCCACGCATTGGCAATGGCATTCACGTCATTTTGCTTGGCTTTATGAATGCCAACCTTTTTACTTACGCGGCTAAATAAGCGAGCAAAATCTTCGTTTCTCCGTCCACCTGTCAGTTGGCTATAGACACGGTTGTTACCGACTAACACCATGCCAATGCCGGTTTGTTCCTGCAGGATCCGCAGAGCCTCCAATGAGGGATAATCAAGGTGGTCAGCCTCATCGACTATCAGCAGCCCACCTGTGCCGGTGAGGCGGCGTTTAATGGCGCGAGACAGTGAACCTTTGCGTTTGGGGGCATCATCCATACCGAGTTCTAATGCAATCTCATACAGGCATTCACCAATACCGCTGACGGCGGGTGATGCGGTGATCATCCAGCAGTTATTATTGCTGTTGATATACTGGCGACAGGTGGTGGACTTACCCACGCCGCTGGCACCAAACACCACGCTGATAAGCTCTGCGGCATGGGCATAGTTCAGCGCATTTAAGATTTGCTTGGCGGTTTGAGTTTCCACAAACCCAGGTGCCACAATCTGGCTGTTGCGAGTCTTACGCATATTGAGCCACTGGCTAAGTTTTTCAGTAACGGCATCAACATCACCGCCGTAATTACCCTTCAAATACTGACTAATGACAGCACCAGAATTACCAATCTCTTTAGCCAGTTGGCTTTGGGTAATACAGCCTTCTTCCAGCAATGCCTTAAGCATTTGGATCACTTGTTGTTGAGTGGCTTGTTGTTCAATGGCAACGACATTGTTCATAGGTTTCCTTCCTTAAAGTTCACGGGCTTTTTTAGCCGCCATGAGTTGGGCAACTCCGGCAGCAAATGCGGTTTCACTATCAAATTGCTCTTCGGTGTCAGTGTCTAAGGTCACTTTGCGCACAGTATTACCTTGGCGCAGGTGGACCAGTTCACTGGCGGCAGGGGCGGGGATTGTTGGAGTATCAGGTTCGGTTCGGCGCATAAGTTCAGCGGCCTCAATGGCATCCATTTGCTGATTGGCTTTAGCTGCCAACTTGTTGGCCTTAACAAACTGCGTACGATGGCGTTTGTGTTCGCGGGCAGCATCTGTGTCGCCAAAGGCCGTCTTCTCAATACAGGCTGCTTCGGCTATCAACAGACCATTTAGCGTGTAACAAACCACGGAAGATTGCAGGTTGTCCGGGTCAAAGCGCACCACCACTTTTTTCCCAATGTGCTGGAATAAGGCTTCGTGGTGATAACGGTTCTTGCGGCCAGCGATACAGCCGCCAGCATCAAGCGTGACAGTGGCATGGCGGCCAACGCGTACCGCTTCTGCACTCAACATCAACATGCGAATCTGTTCTGCGTTGGGTTTGCGCACTACCGCATTGGCGTAACTGTTGTTAAAGGCATCATCAAAGCTCAACACGCCCCGGCACACCTCGGTTTGACGATTAGGCCGCTGGTTGTATTGCCGTATGCCATCAGCCAATACCTGCATAAACTGTTCAACGGGAATCACTTTGCTGCCGTAGTTGTCGGGTTTAGCCGTGGTATTGGGGCCGGTATAAGCCCCTACAAATGCGGTATTGCGGTCTACGAATTCATCTAAACCACCCACGCCAAAGGCACGTTCAATCGGTTTTGCTTGGCCGTGACCTTTACCGAAGTAAACAGATGACCAGTGCAGTTGGATACCCATCATCGGGATCAGGCCTAGCGGGTCGTCTTTGTTTACTTTAAAGCGGTAGCGATTAGGTACACCGCCAGTCAACCATTTGTTAGCCGCTGCGCGAGTATTATCAATAGTGATGTCGCGAGGAATGCCATAGGTCTTAATTACATCCATTAAACTAAGGCGAATGGTATCTGTGTTCTCACTAATACCGGTTCGGTACCCCAGAATCTTTCGACTGCGAATATCTTGCCAAAACCATGTTTTTGGCCGCACGATGTCGCCGTTGTACCAGCGCACAAACACGTTGTGTAGGTATCCGTCACCATTAATCCACTCCATGGCCGCCACATCTTCAACAGTGCGTTCTTGCGGCGGGTAAAGCTGCATTAAGGCATGTTCACCTTGGCGCAGCAGTACCTGTTGTTCGTGTGGTACTTCCGCATTTAAGCGACGTTCAAGGCTTTTGACAGACGGAACCACCCACCCCTTTTCTTTGGCTGCGTCTTTAAGGCGGTAATAACAACCTTTAAACGAGGGTTGTTCCAGGCGTAAATAGTCGGCCTTAAAGCATTCCCATGCCTCATCATCAATCGCGGCTCGACGGCTTTCAGCAGAGTTCTGTGCGCCAATTTGGTGTTTAGTGAGCAACTGTGGCAAATAGTCTGCTGGGTCATAACCATCCACTTTGAGCACATCACGAATAAGGGTGGCTTTGGCTACCGAGAACTCTCGGCAAATGTGCGCGTAGGCATCCATCTTGCCGCAGCCAGTGGCCACTAATGCGTGAAAAGCTCGCACGTATTCCACTTTGCGCTTGGCTTTTTCTTGTGCCTTACTGCCGGCGCGTTCCCACAGGGCCCATAGTGCATCACGGTCATAACGTGGTTTTGCTGGTGTCGGCAGGGCAAGCAACTTGCCATCAAACTCAAGTTTGCCTTGGCGAGCGAGTAAGGCTGCACGGGCTGCTGCAGGAAGACTGTTGACGTGGTATTCGCGACCACCACCACGGCCTTTACGTTTGCGGGAAACCCAGTTTTCACGCTTGGCTACGTCAGTTACTCGTCTTGCTGTTGTTGGTAAAGATGGCAAGCCTGCTAACTCAGTAGCTGAGAAGAATTCTATTGACTCAGTCATTGTGACCCCCAAATAGTTCGAGTTCAGGGGCCAAGGACTTATTAACGTTTTCGCGGTGCCAAGCAATACCGCTCATTAACTGTGTTAAAGCGCCAAGTGTGTCATCGGCTTCAGCTTGACCATTGTAGAACTTGATCAATAAGCCCATAGCATCACTAAAACTGCCCTGCAGTGCATTAATGTCACTCGCATCAGCGCGTTTACCGGCGGGGATATCAATCACCAGTTGCCCACCCGAAGCGGTCAGATAACGAGTTATTAACGTGATGCCACAGGCATGCTCAAATGGACGAATAAGTACTGCCGGTATACGGCCGTTTTCCAGCCACTTGTACAGCGTCCACTTGTTGGGTAATCCCATCAGGTCGGCCACACGATCAACCGACAAGTTTTTCCGCTCGCGGGCGTGCTCTAAGCACAGTTCCATGGCATGGCGCAGGCTGTTGGCAGTGACTTTTTTCCAGTTTCTTTTTGCCATTGGATCAACTCCTGATCTCTGGTTTCCAAATAAATCCAGATCGTGGATCTAGGCTTTTAGCTATCGGCTTCATACACTGAGCAACATCAACAACTGACACGGAACGCGTCATGAGCAAACCAATGAAAGTCCCTAATGAACTCATACAAATGGATGCCGAAACGTTGCACAGCGATGTAACCAATTTCATCTTCGTTTCCACTCATGCTTTGCATGCTGAGCTGCAACAAATACGCACTCTTTTACCAGCTGTTTTAGTGCCTGAAGTTCGTCCCGACACGTCAAAATCCAGCGTACTGGCGCTAGCCGAATGTGTTGGTAGCGCGTTGCCTTTTGCTGTAACGCCCACTGACGATGAGCTGCGATATGCGCTCTCGCTTCTTTCACAGAAGCAAATCGCACTCTTTCACGCTCGGCTTCGTAAGCTTGAGCATCAATGGATTGGGCTGGTTGAAGATGAGCACTGCCAGTTGTTTGCGGTGTCACCGGTATGGAATGTGCGCTGGAGCATGCTGATGTCTGGTCAGCTTTACCCTGCATACATAGGTGGCGTGTTTTTTTAGTTGCACTCATTACGCCACCTCGCGCTGCAGTGCATCGCCATTAGTAGATGTGCTAAACTCATCCCCGTAGCGACTCGGCCAAATTTCTGCAGCAGTAACGCCAATGGCTTTAGCAATGATTTGCTCGCCTTTCGGCCATTTACGTTCTAGTGCGTTGTAAAGGGTGCTAGCAGCAAGATTGTTATGTCTTGCTAAGCTGGCCATTGAAAAGTTGTTTTTACGAACGGCAGCGAGGATGTCCTGCCTGTGCCAGTCGCTTTGGGTGCGTGAGGCTTTCTTGCGCATTTTTTTTGGCTCCCTCGATTAATAGTCTTACTTAAGAACAATAGTTAGTAGCAATGCCATTATTGAGACAAATTAATCGCAGGTCAAGCGCAATAGTTCGCGTCCGAGTACTATTTTTCAACAAAAATATCTCGCACTCATGTAAATGTATATTTTTCAGTAAGTTAATATGATGAGCAATGGTGAAGATATAACTAAGACAGAGCGTCCAAGTATGAATGATGAACTTAGACGATTTGGGGAACGAGTAAAAGAAGTTGTTGGTAACAATAGTGCGCGAGCTTTTTCTCGCAACGCTGACATGTCTGACAATATTTTACGGAAGTACATGGAAGGTAAATCAGATCCAAGTAGGGGGAATCTGATTGCTATCTCTAAAGCTGGCGGTGTGAACCTACTATGGTTAGCCACTGGCGAAGGCCCAAAGTATCCGGAGGATGAACCTACCGGCGTCATTTCTAACCTAACAAGTGATCATTCCAAGCCGTTCTTAGATGAATACGCATTAATTCCTGTGTATCAGGTGGCTGTATCCGCGGGTAACGGCAGTTTTGTTGGTGATGAGCATCCTGAGAAGCATCTGGCGTTCCGCCGTAGATGGTTGAGATGGAGGGGGTTTGATGAACATGACCTTGCGGTGGTAATGGCGAATGGCGATAGTATGGAGCCGACTATCCCTCACAAAAGTACACTCGTGGTGCACACTGGCCGCAAGCAGCCTACTGACGGTAACATCTATGTGATCCGCAACAGCGACCAGGTATGGGTTAAGCGTATCCAGGTGAAACCTGGCTCTTGGCTATTACTGAGCGAAAACAAGTTTTACCCACCAATTGAGATCCCCATGACAGAGCAAAGTCAGTTTGAAATCATCGGTCAGGTGGTTCACATCTCACGTGATGTCGGTGAGTAACGTTTAAAGACGATTTAAAAGCTTGTTGCAAGATAACCGCATTTATCAAAATAAAAGGCGCAAACCTTAATGGCTGCGCCTCATTTCTCAAATCTTGATTTCTCGGATCTTTTCTATTCTTCTCTCGCTACCTGCTAGGCTAGTATCGACACAAAGCCCATACAACGGGCATTTCAAAGAAATCGATCCCACAAAATTTTAGCTTTTCTCGTTTGTTCTCGGTTTCTTTGTTCATTTATCAATACTTAAGACCCTATACAGCCAAGACCTGGCATGAAAGAGCAGAGCATCCTCATTGGTGTGGGCTTAACCTCTATGGGGTCGATGGTGTCGTGTGGCGAACACCTGATAGCGAGCAAAACAATCAGGCCTTTGCCAAAACTGCCA